ATCCAAAGCATTATATGAAAGGTGGTATGGAAACAATAGAGTATTTAAAAGCAAAGTCTAGTAAACATGGATTTGAAACTTATTTAAGACTAAACGCTATGAAGTATTTAAGTAGAGCAGAAGAGAAAGAGAACACGTTGCAAGATTTAGAAAAAGCATTGTGGTATTTAAACCGATTGATAAAAGAAATGAAAGGGAACTAATGGATAGTTATAGTCAATTTATTGCTAAGAGTCGTTATGCAAGGTACATGCCAGAAGAAAAACGTAGAGAGGACTGGCATGAATCTGTAAGTCGGTACATGGACTTTATGATAAACCATCTAGAAGCCAACTACGGACATGTAGTAGACACTCCTACTAAGTTTAAAGTGCATGAAGCAATATGTAATTTAGAAGTTATGCCTAGCATGAGAGCTATAATGACAGCAGGTAAAGCGTTGGCACGTGATAACACAGCAGGATATAACTGTTCTTATTTACCGATTGACGACCCCAAAGCTTTTGATGAAGCTATGTATATTCTATTGTGTGGCACAGGAGTCGGCTTCAGCGTAGAACAAAAGTACGTGCAAAAACTGCCTGAGATACCTGAGAAAATGTTTGAGTCAGACACCACTATATCCGTATCTGATAGTAAAGAAGGTTGGGCTAAGAGTTTGCGGCAACTTATTGCTTTATTATATTCTGGTGAAATACCTAAATGGAACTTATCTAAAGTGCGACCAGCAGGGGCAAAATTAAAAACCTTTGGCGGTAGAGCCAGTGGTCCTGCACCACTAGAAGAACTATTCAAATTTACCATCAACAAGTTCAAGCAAGCCAGCGGGAGAAAACTTTCTTCTATAGAGTGTCACGACATAATGTGTATGGTAGGTCAGATTGTTGTGGTCGGTGGTGTGCGTAGATCGGCTATGATTTCTCTATCTGATTTAGAAGATTCAAGAATGAGAGAATGTAAGTCAGGTGCATGGTGGGAGCAAAACGGTCAAAGAGCGTTGGCTAATAATTCAGCTATCTATGAAGAGAAACCTGATGTAAGTTTGTTTTTACATGAGTGGACAAGTTTATATAACAGTCATTCTGGAGAACGAGGTATCTTTTCTAGAGACGCCTCAAGAAGACAGGTAAAGTCAATAGGAAGACGTGATGTTAACCACGAGTTCGGCTGTAATCCTTGCGCAGAAATTCTACTTAGACCATATCAATTCTGTAATCTTTCAGAGGTTGTGGTGCGTGAAGATGACACGTTTGAATCTCTAAAAGAAAAAGTTGAGATAGCTACTATATTAGGTACGTGGCAATCCACACTAACAAACTTCCCCTATTTACGGAAAGTGTGGAAAAAGAATACGGAAGAGGAAAGACTTCTTGGGGTGTCATTGACTGGTATACTAGATAATAAATGGATGTCGGAAATTACTGATGATACTAAACAAAAACTTGAGCAACTCAAACAGGCGGCTGTTAAAACAAACGCTGACTTATCTGTTCTTCTCGGAATCCCTCAATCGACTTCGATTACTTGTGTTAAGCCTAGTGGGACTGTTAGTCAGCTTGTTAATTCTGCCAGTGGTATTCATACTAGACATAGCCCTTATTATATTCGCAGGGTTCGTGGAGATAAAAAAGACCCTCTTACACACTTCTTAAAAGAAGCAGGTGTGCCTACAGAAGACTGTGCGATGAAACCAGACTCGACCGCTGTGTTTTCCTTTCCAATAAAATCTCCAGATGGTTGTAAAGTTAGAGAAGACTTAACAGCAGTTGACCACTTAGAGTTATGGATGATGTACCAGAAGCATTGGTGTGAGCATAAGCCGTCAGTAACTATTTCTGTAAAAGAAGAAGAATGGCTAGATGTAGGTGCTTGGGTATGGAATAACTTCAACGACATATCGGGTATATCTTTCTTACCTTGGGATGGCGGAACTTACAAGCAAGCTCCATACGAAGAATGCACCGAACAAGAATACAATGAAATGTTAGCCAAGATGCCTACAACTATTGAGTGGAATAAGTTAGTAGAAGAAGATGACAATGTCAAAGGCGTACAAGAATTAGCATGTACTGCAGGAGGTTGTGAGATATGAAAAGTCAGCTAGAGAGGGATTGGACACCTCCAAAACCTTTACCACCATTACCTTGGGAGATGAAATATGAGTAATAAAAGAAAATATTGTGACGTATATTCTAATGGAGAAGAAATAGGTCATGCTAAAGGGGAAGAATTAAAATATAGCAAAAAAATAACTGAGATAAACGAAATATGCTGTCATCATTGTGGTGGAGGTATTTTAAGTTTCGGGCATTTGTCGTGGGGTAAGTTGGAATCTACTAAAGAAGACACGGTAAGATGGGGAGTAGGACCGCAAGCATATGATATGTTACATGTAAAGGTATGGTGCTCCCAATGCGGATTAGACAAACCATTTTATATTCAAATTCAACAATACACACATCAGCTAAGGGTTAGCACAGTGCCTTATACTTTTAAAAAAACATTTGATGAAATACGTAGTGAAGTAGAAGCTAAAAAAGGAGATAATAAATGCCTTACGTAAATAAACCAAGACCTTATAAAAAAGAATATCAGCAGCAGAAAAAAAGAAACGAGCAAGAAAGACGTAATACTCGTGAACGTGCTCGATACGCTATGGACAAAACAAGTTTAGATAAAAACAAAAATGGTAAAGCCGACAGAAGAGAAGGTAAAGATATTGACCACAAAAAAGCGCTCTCTAGGGGAGGGACTAACAATAAGAAAAACCTTAGAGTTGTTAAAGCTAGTACGAACAGATCTTTTAAACGTAACTCTGATAGATCAGTAAAGAAGAACGCTTAATGCTAGTAATAAACAATAAAGCGTTGTTGGTAAATACTAAATATCCTGAGCGTATAACTAACGCAATTACAAAAAGTGAAGTAATTAAAAAAGACAATGAGTTTAGTAAAGTATTAGTTCACTGGGATTTTGAAGAAGCTAAAGCTTTAAAAGAACTTAGGTTTAAAAACGTGCCGTCTCCAATGGAAAGAGATTATGAATGGGGTGGACCCTTTAAACCTATGGAGCATCAAAAAGTTACAGCTTCTTTTTTATCTATTACTAAACGTGGTTTTTGTTTTAACGAACAAGGCACGGGTAAAACAGCTTCCTCAATATGGGCATCAGATTATTTAATGAAGCTAGGTAAAATTAAAAGGGTTTTAGTTGTATGTCCGTTGTCCATTATACACTCTGCATGGCAAG